AATTTGTGGATGTTATTGTAGAAAGGTTCGTGCTTCATGCAGGGACAAGCGCAGATGTGTTTCTTATAAGAGATGGAGAGAAAATATCCTATGAAGATTTAAAATCTGATGAAGCTGAGGCGGAATAAACCTTAGGAACTAATATGGAGGTGATGTAAATGGGGTGACTCAAAAAAATCGATATCAATTTTTAGAAGATGGCAAAACCATGGCCGGGACCCTTTCCGGAGGGCATGTGTTTTTATTTGATAGAGAGGACTTTAAGATTGTAAAATCGAGAAACTGGTATCCAAATCGTAAGTTTGGCGAGAAAGGAACTGTGTATGTAATTGATAAAGAGGGCAACCAGCTCCATCAGATATTACTCAAACCACCAAAGGGATTTGAGGTTGACCACATTGATCTGGATCCTCTTAATAACAAAAGAGAGAACCTGAGGATTTGTACCCATCAGCAAAATCAGTGTAATCAGCCCCCTCAAGTGAATAACACTTCTGGCGTAACAGGTGTGAGTTTCTATCAGCCAAGACAAAAATATAGAGCGAGAATCAAAGCATCCCAGTATGATATTCATCTGGGATATTTTCATACCTTTTTAGAGGCGGTACAAGCAAGGAACGAAGGGGTCAAGCTGATGTTTGGTGAGTATGGAAGGCTTAATGATGTACCGGAAGCGCCAAAATGGATTAAAGATATGGTCTTTGATAAATGTAGCCGACATTTTGATAAAGCTGCAGTCTAGTCAAAAAAGAATCTACTCAGAAGCCCAGAAATGCTTGACTTATATCCTCTTTAGAGTGATGTATGTAGTACCCAAAATAAAGGAGGTATAAGTCAATGCGTATTGAAACGACATGTGAGAATCGAAAAGAACTAGTGAAAAGTATCGGTGAATTTTTAGGGCAGAAACCTAAGTATGTAGGACCACCAAGCTATGCATACAAGGTGGAAGGCTACACCATTGAACGAGATGGAACGGTGGTGAGTGAAACAGAAATGGATGGCGAAAGGATGAGAGCGCACTTAGAAGAAAATGGATTTTCAGAACCAAGGCAGGAGCTTGAAAGTCTGGAGGTTACCGTTCCTTTAGAGGATATGGAAGGACCCCAGCTTCAAAACTTGATCTACATGATTAGAAGCAAACAGTACCTGCTCAACCGAGTGGTGGGGAAAGACCATTTTTCTATCAGCGATGACTTTATTGATACCCTGCAAACGAATCTACCTGAAAGCAAAGAAGAGTTTCTTAACCTATGCAGTGAAAGTGCTGAATCCATTTCAGGACTCAGCTTTGAAGATGACAAGGTAACCTTCACCTTCCCAGGTTCAGAAAAACCGGAGAAGAACAGGGCCTATATTGAACTGGCTGCCATGATGGTAGCCCATGCAAGAGAAGCAAAGAGAATAAGCTCAAAAGCAAGCGAACCTGAAAATGAAAAATACTACCTTCGGGTATGGCTGGTCAGACTTGGACTAGGGGGAAAAGGTGCGAAGGACTCAAGGAAAGCCCTACTTGAAGGCTTAAAAGGACACACCGCCTTTCGTACCCCTGCTGACGCCGAGAAGCACAAGGCTAGACTGCGTGAAAGAAAAGCAGGTGAAAGTCATGACGAATAGACCAAGGGCATTATTTGGCAGAAAGCTAAGTGACCTGGAGGAACTTAAAGAAACTACAGCTCATGCCAAACAAGCTGGACAGCGAGGCAGCCTTTATGAAGTGACCAAAGATGTCCACTTGAGTGATGATGACTTTAGAGCCTTTTCAGAAGACTTCTTTAATGAGCAACCTTGGATTGATAAGTCCGATGGTGGTTCCAATGAGAACGGAGACATCAGATGCATACGGGTTATCAACACCGAGACAGGTGAGCGTGTCCTCATCAATAGCGAGGGCTACTCCTGGTGCCGGTATACAGCCCTGGAAGAATGAAATATATTTGCGTTTAATATGCACATTTAACTTGCTATTACCTGTGTTTAGAGTGATATATAGTACTACCAAAAAGCTTAAAACACAGGTAAGAGAAAGGATGAGAGCAGATGAAAACGCAAACTTTCGGCATCGAAATCGAGGTAACCGGAATTACAAGAGAACTGGCAGGGCAGGTCATTGCAGACTACTTTGGAACGAGAAACGTTTATGTGGGAGGCGGCTACAGAGCCTACGAGGTCATGGACAATAAGGGGAGAACCTGGAAAGCCATGTACGACTCAAGCATCGCTGCCCAAAAGAAAAAAGGGCGAACCAGAGTTTCAGCTGGAGATGAATACAAAACGGAAGTGGTCAGCCCCATACTCACCTACGATGATATTGAGGATTTGCAGGAACTGGTTAGGCAGCTCAGACACAAGGGTGCTTTTGTAAACAACTCCTGTGGAATACATGTACATGTTGGAGCAGAACACTTTACACCGCAAACCTTAAGAAACATTGTCAACATCATTGCCAGCAAGGAAGATATCCTTTACAAGGCGCTAAAGATTGACCAAGGAAGAATCCGGTACTGCAAGAAAACCAATGAGAACCTTCTAGAAACCATTAACAAGAAAAAGCCAAAGACCATGAGTGAGCTTTCAGACATTTGGTATGCAGAGGATCCCTACGGAAGAGACAGGAGGTACAATACAACTAGATATCGAGGACTCAACCTACATGCCACCTTTACCAAAGGTACTGTAGAATTTAGACTTTTCAACGCCACCACCCATGCAGGAGAGGTTAAAGCATACATTCAATTTTGCCTGGCAGTGAGCCACCAAGCCTTAAGTCAGAAGAAAGCCTCCGCTAGAAAAACGGTGACGGACAACGAGAAATACGCCTTCAGATGTTGGATGCTAAGGTTAGGACTTATCGGGGACGATTTTAAAACCTGCAGGCTCCATTTTCTAAAGTACCTTGATGGAAACTCAGCTTGGAGACAAGCAGGATGAAATGAATAGCCACTAGCTCACCAGGGCGGGAGAACCGCCCTTAAGGTGGTAGAAGGGTTCCTAAAGTGGCTGAAAAGCCGACACAAGCCAAGCTGGTTGGAAAGAACGGCCCTTTAAGAAAGGATGAAAAGAAATGAAAACAAAACTGTACATTGCCTACGGAAGCAACATGGATGAAAGTCAGATGGCTTTCAGATGCCCAGGGGCAAAACTAAGAGGTGTATCAGAAATTGAAGGCTACAGACTCATCTTCAAAGGCTCAAAGACAGGTGCCTATGCCACTCTTGAAAAAGATGAAGGGCATAAGGTTCCGGTGGTGGTTTGGGAGATTGTACCGACAGACGAACATAGCCTTGATCGGTATGAAGGCTTCCCGAAATTCTATTACAAAGAATGGATGGAGTTAGACCTTGCTGGTGAGAAGGCTCAAGGGATGGTCTACATGATGGATCAAGACAGGAAACTAGGACAACCAAGCTACAACTATTATAAAACCCTGGAAGATGCCTATGAGAGATTTGGCTTTGATAAGGGAATCCTAGAAAAAGCACTTGAGGATTCTTCGGTAGAGGGGGATGAAGATGTTTATTAGAAAAGAAATCCTAGAGAAACTAAGAAAACAATATCCACCTGGAACAAGGGTGGAACTGATTCGAATGGAAGATATTCAGGCACCACCAACGGGAACCCAGGGAACGGTAATCGGAGTGGATGATATCGGAAGCATCATGGTTTCCTGGGACAATGGCAGTAGCCTTAGTGTGGTATATGGTGAGGACAGCTGCAGAAAATTAGAAGGTTAAAACACAGATTTAATCCAAGTGAAAGACTTCTCCGGAGGTCTTTTTTCTTGCTGTTAGCCAATGAGAGGAGGTGGGACTTATGGCACAGAGAGGAAGAAAACCCAAACCGACAGCACTGAAAGAACTAGAAGGCAACCCTGGCAAACGGGCACTCAATGATAAAGAACCAAAGCCGCCAAAGAAAGCGCCCAGATGTCCTTCATGGCTAGAAAAGGACGCGAAGAAAGAGTGGAGACGGATGGGGAAACTACTTGAAGAGATGGGGGTCTTGACAGAAATGGACATGGCAGCTTTTGCGGGTTACTGTCAAGCATATGCCAGATGGAAGGAAGCAGAGGAGTTTATCACCCAGCACGGAACCATGATTAGAACCCCTAACGGTTATTTACAGCAGGTGCCGCAGGTTTCCATTGCCCAAACCAATCTGAAAATCATGCTCAAGTTCTGTGAGCAGTTTGGTCTAACGCCATCTGCAAGAAGCAGAATTGTAGCTAGTGAAGGTACTGTAGATCCCGCAGATGAGATGGAGAAGATTCTAGGAGGTGGTGCGTAATGGCCTATAAATACACTCCATCCCCTTTTATGCTCGAAACTTCCCATTATGATAAAGCAAAGGCAGATAGGGCTGTTGCCTTTATTGAAAACCTAAGACACACCAAGGGAAAATGGGCAGGGAAGAAGTTTCTTCTTTTACCTTGGCAGGAACAGATCATCCGAGATCTGTTTGGAATCGTCGGAGAAAATGGGAAGCGTCAGTTCCTGACAGCCTATGTTGAGATACCCAAGAAACAGGGGAAGTCTGAACTGGCAGCTGCCATTGCACTATATCTTCTTTATGCTGACAATGAACCCAGTGCAGAGGTGTATGGTGCGGCCTGCGACAGATCCCAGGCGTCCATTGTATTTGATGTAGCAAAGCAAATGGTACAGATGACACCGGCGCTGCTAAAAAGGTCAAAGATTACAGCTGCCACCAAACGGATCGTCAACTATTCCAATGCAGGCTTCTATCAGGTGTTATCGGCTGAGACGGGAACCAAACATGGACTAAATGTATCGGGTCTTGTGTTTGATGAGATTCATGCACAGCCTAACAGAAAACTCTATGATGTTTTAACAAAAGGTTCCGGGGATGCCAGAGAGCAGCCCTTGTTTTTTATCATCACCACTGCAGGAACCGATAAAAATAGCATTTGCTATGAGCTCCACAGTAAAGCCCTGGATATAAAGGCCGGTCGAAAGAAAGACCATACCTTCTACCCGGTGGTGTATGGACTGACAGAAGCAGATGATTGGAATGATGAAGCCAACTGGTATAAAGCGAATCCTTCGCTGGGACATACCATTTCCATAGATCGGGTGAGAGAAGCTTACAAAAACGCTCTTGAAAACCCTGCGGAAGAGAATGTGTTTAAACAGCTAAGACTCAATATCTGGACTTCAGCGACAGTGTGCTGGATACCCGATCACATTTATGATCGAGGAAATCTACCCATTGATATGGAGTCACTGCAAGGCCGTGAATGCTACGGGGGACTAGACCTTTCCAGTACATCAGATATCACAGCCTTTGTTCTTGTGTTTCCGCCAAAGGCAGAGAATGAGAAGTATATCGTATTGCCGTTTTTCTGGTTGCCGGAGGATACTTTGGCGTTAAGATGCAGAAGGGACCATGTGTTATACGATGTTTGGGAGCTACAGGGCTATATCCAAACCACTGAAGGGAATGTAATCCATTATGGCTTTATTGAAAAGTTCATTGAGGAGCTTGGAGAGAAGTACCACATTAAAGAAATCGCCTTTGACCGGTGGAATGCCACTCAAATGGTCCAGAACCTAGAGGGTATGGGATTTACAGTTGTACCCTTTGGGCAGGGCTATAAGGACATGTCACCACCAAGCAAGGAATTGTATAAGCTTCTTATGGAAGGGAATATCAATCATGGTGGTCACCCAGTTCTTAAGTGGATGGCTCAAAATGTAGTCATGCGTCAAGATCCTGCAGGGAACATCAAACCGGATAAGGAAAAGTCAGTAGAAAAGATTGATGGTATAGTAGCTACCATCATGGCTCTTGACCGCTGTATTAGAAATAAAGACGATGATGGCAGTGTCTATGATGAGAGAGGAATTTTAGTTTTTTAAGCGGTGGTCAAATGATATACTTTATTCAAAAGAATAAAGGTGGGGTTTGATTGGGAAATAAAATTCAAAACGAAGAAGATATAAGATCATTTGCTCAAAAGTTACATCTCCTTAAGCTGAACAGCATAGATTCAATTTTTTATGAAATGCTCCCGTTATGCGGTTTTGGACCTACTATTTCATTTTCTAGATTCTTAGCATTGCAAAAGAAAATTGTGTTTGCTTCGCATGCTTTAATAAATGCATATAGAATTAATCATCAAAGCTTGTGGGGAGTTGATTTGGAAGATTCCCTATTGGAAAGAAGCATGTACTTTGAAAATGCAATTGAATCATACAATAAAGTTGCAGACTATGTATATCTCATTTTGTACTTTAACTTTGAGTTGTATGAAGTCATGGATAGAAAAGAAATTAAATCAAAAGAAGATATTGTTGAGATTTCTAAGAAAATCAAAGGGAAGAAATATGAAGAAATTAATGAGTGGTTAATCAAAGATATACGAACTTCAAACTTCGCAAAACAATTTTCTGATTATCGCGATAGTGTTAAGGAGATGAGAGAACTCGCTAACGATATCAAACATCGTGGTTGTATTGCTATAGATGGAACAGGAATCCGCAGAAATACTAGAGTCACAAAAGTTATTGAAGGTCATGAAATTGATATAACCGATCAAGTTTCAGAAGTTAAAATTGACATTGACGAAGAAATCGAGAAGTTAGTTATTATACATCAGGAAACCTTGGAATTACAAAAAGAATTATTCGGAGTATGTGCTTTTCAAAAGCAACTTAAGGACTTCTTAGAAGCTCACATATAGTTTGGTTATTATGGCATCTACAAAGCGTAGGTGCTTTTTTCATGCTCAATTTCAGGAGGTAGGTTAATGAATATACCAATTATCGCAAAGTTAATAAAGGCTCGTGATAAGCCTAAGGATTACTACTCTGGCTCAAATTATACGTATTTATTTGGGCCAACGACAAGCGGAAAGACAGTCAACGAATTTACTGCCATGCAGACCACAGCGGTATATTCCTGTGTTCGTATTCTCGCAGAAGCGATAGCATCCCTTCCACTGCATGTGTACAGGTATAAGGAAAATGGCAAGGAGCGCGTGTATAACCATCATTTGTACCATATCCTTCACAATGAACCTAATACTGAGATGAGTTCCTTTGTCTTTCGAGAGACATTGATGAGCCATTTGCTTATTTGGGGAAATGCCTATGCACAGATTATCCGTGATGGTGCTGGTCGAGTGGTGGCTTTGTATCCACTTTTACCAAACAAGATGACAGTTAGCAGAGATAAAAACGGAGAAATC